GAGCAAGTTCCCTGTTAGGACAAAGAACAATTACCTGTGGTTTCTTAATATCTTTATTTACTTTTTGTAATGAACCTATAAGAAATGTAGCTGTTTTACCAGTTCCTGATTGAGCCTGGGCAATTAAATCTTCTGTATCAAGCATAGGTCTTATAGCAAGTCTTTGAATTGCTGAGGGATATTCAAATCCCATAGCATATATACCTCTTAAAATATCTGGATTTACTTCTAATTCATCAAAACTTGAAGCTTCCGGATATGTTTTTTTTACAATTTCATTCTTTTCTTTAGGCGAATGATTACCATCATTATTATTAATATCAGTCATAATGTTAATTTAATAAGGCGAACAGTCTTTAAGCAATAACAAAAACATAAATTTAAGGTTTAATTAATAATTAAAATTTATCTTTCTAATGTAAGATGAACCATATATCTGTCAAAAATATATCCCTTGAAAATATCAGGAATAATAGTAGTAATAAATTAAGAGAATCTATTCGACAAAAAGATGTATTAATAAGGTCTCTTAAAAGCACAATAGATAATCTAACTAATGTCATATGCAGCAATAGTAGTAAAATGTTGGAACTTAATGAGTCTATAAATAAAGAAATTAAGAATGAAGTTGATCTAACATTTGCGGACCAATACTTTAGAAAGATGGAAAATTATATAAAAGAAATAAGTGAACTTAGATCAGAGAACAATGAAATTAAAGAACAATTAAATATTGTCACAATAGATACAGTAAACTGTGAGAAATCTTACAATATTCTAAATACTATTTATCTAGAATACATTAAAAAAAGTAAAGGTGAAAAAGAAGTTTTATTTGAAAGAATAACTAATTTAGGTAAAACAATGGATTCTCTTAAAGAAATGAATGAAAATAAAGTTAAAAATTTGCGAAGTTATTATCAAAGAGAGATAGATAAAGCTTCTGGTATAAAATGCACAAAGTGTTGGAAGAATAATGTAACAACTGTATTTTTGCCATGTAATCATATGATATTATGTAATGATTGTATCAATTCTATTAAAAGTGACACAGAAGTCGGGTTAAAATGTCCAAGATGTCAAGAATATATTACCTCGCAAATAAATGTTGAATTTTAATCAGCAATTTTTTGGTAATTCTGTTCATCTTCTTCTTCATTGGCAGCTTTAAAATCAGATACTTTTTTATTATTTTCACTATTAATAAAATTGTTTTTATATTTATCTAAATTAGGATCTACAAATTTTGAAGTAAATGTCTCAATAAAATAATCTGTCTGTTCTTCCCTTGAATCTTCTCTATTTTTATCCTTCTTTTCTTTTTTTGTCATACAATTTCTTTTACCTTTTTTTTTGGCACTTTTTTTCTTTTTTGACTTTTTAGATTTCTTGGATTTTTTAGATTTTTTACCTGACGATTTAAACTTTTCAATGATTTCCGAATCATTAAGATTAACCATTATTTTATTTTTTGGTTTAGGAAGATGTATTACCGCATCTTTTAATCTATAATCTACAACAGTTGACACTGTCATTCCAAGAAAATATCCCATGACTACAGTAATCAATAAAATAAATAAACACTCTTTCCAATTATTAAGTGAAAGCATAGATATATTATATTGTAACATATATATTTCTTAAAAAAATCTGTGAATAATATAAATATGGTTAATGTCTGTGTAAAAGGTAAAATGCAGTCACCGATTGATATTAATACAAAAAGAGCTATAAAATGCGGAGCCTTATGTGATCTAATGATTTACTATAGAACTTCTTATTGTAATATGGTTAATACAGGTAAAAATCTTATTCTTGATTATGATAATGGTTCATATGTAGTATATAACACGCAAGTATTTGAACTTAGTAAAATTTCATTTTCAATTCCCGCGCTTCATACAATTGATAAATTTACATATCCTATTGAAGTTCATTTTTATCATAGAAATCCAGATACATCTGAGATTTTGGTTTTAGCTGTTTTTGTAGATGTAAACGATGCTATGTCTAAATCATCACTTTTTCTTGATTTCTTTGGTAGTCAAATACCCACTAATAGAGGCCAACAAAAGAAAATGAATACTCCGGACACCTGGAGAGCTTATGATTTACTTCCTGAACAAAAATCTTTTTTCTCATATAAAGGGTCTTTAACAAGAACTCCATGCACAGAAAACATAACATGGATAGTAATGGAAAATCCAAGTAACTGCACTAACGGATTTTATGAAACATTAAGAAAATATTTAGGGCGTGATAAAAGATCTATAAAACCTCTTAATGGTAGAAAAATATACTACAATATGAACACTAGTGCTAAAAATAATAGAAATTATGGAGACAAATTTAGATGCTACACAGATAAAGAATTTCGTAACGCATGCTCAAAACTAACAAGTGATAAGGAAATAATGACTGCCCATCACGAACATTTATTAAAAATTGCTCAAACTGTTACATTAATTATACTTCTAATATTATTTGTGTTATGGCTTGTGCAGCAAGATTTCTTTTCTAAAACAGCTGAAAAAATCAAGAAATTTTTAGGCACAAAAATATTCTTAAAAAAAGTGGCTAATACTGTTAAAAATTAATAAATTATAAATATTGTTTTTAATTTATTAAATCTAAGAAATTTAAATTTAACTAATAAATAATTAATTTATATTAAATTTTGAATAAAGAATCCAAGTAATTGTAATGCTAAAACTATTAAAAAAATCATAAAAAAATAATTTAAGAATATTTGAGTTTTAGGAATAAGTTTTATAATATCCTCATCGGGAAGCATATCTAATATCATTAATTAATTTTTAAATGTTTATTTCATATTTTGTTGTATATAATTCGTTAACTTAGCAACTTCTCCTTTTAATTGTTCATTTTCATCATTAAGATCTCTATTTTGCTCTTGTAATTGTTCAATAGCATCATGTAAATCTTTAGTTTCATTATACAATCTCTCTTCTTTTGAAAGCAATTTCCAAAATATTGTTTCAAAAATAGGTTCATCTGATACAGTTGATGTTTCACTGACGTCACCATCATTATAATGATATCTTTGAACAGACCACTTAAATTGACCATTAGCTAATTGAATGTATTTAGGATGAATAGCTTCGAGAGTACCTCCTAATCTAAATACTTGTTTTCTAGGAGCATCTTTACTAAGAGTTACATATCGAACATGAGTTTTAAGTGGTACATCTTCTATGCTATCTACTCTTTCATAATGAGTTAATTTTTCAAGCATATCTTTTTTATTTTGAATACTATCTTGATAGGTTCCCTCTTCAGGACGCACATAATTAGTTTTTGATAATGGAAGCAAATTATTATTCATTTAGTTTATATATATATATTTTCATAATTTTAAATATTTATACATGTTTCAAATCATATATAATTAAAAGTTACAAAGATATTTTTATTAATTAATATCTAAGTAATGTTAATAAAATTAATATATACTTATAGTATAAAATGGGTCTCGGTTATCTAACATTAGCAACTAAAAGTGAACAAGATAAATACCTAACGGGTAATCCCCAGTTTACTTTTTTTAAAGGTGTTTACAAAAAACATACTAACTTTGCTACCGATTATCAATACGTAAATTTAATCGGTGATACAAATAATTCTTTAGGAAAGAAACTTTATCTTGAACTTCCAAAAAATGGAGATTTACTCTATAGAACTTACCTTGCTATCAGTGTAAAAGGATCTGATAATCTTAGGAATGTTATTCCTATTGCTTATTCATTAATAGAATATGTTGATCTTTTCATTGGTGGACAAAGAGTTGATCGTCATTATGGTTCATGGTTAAGAATTTGGCATGAACTTCATGCTACATCCGAAAAACAACTTGCGCTTTCAGAAATGATAAGCATACATCATAACGCAGATGAAAAATTACTACATGTTCCACTAAGATTTTGGTTTAATAATAATATTGGTTCTGCTTTACCATTAATAGCTCTTCAATATAACGATGTAAAACTAGATATAAAATTTTCCGATAAAAATTTAGTTAATACCTACTCGGAATATAAGAGTGGAGGAACAACAGTTACAGTTAATGATACAACTTTTAATATTTCTCAAGTTCAATTACTATGCGAATATATTCACCTTGATAAAGAAGAAAGACGCTTATTCATGTCTAATAGTCATGAATATCTTGTTACTCAGGTTCAAACAAGTCTCAATAATCCTGTAAATTTATTTCCCAATTCATCAGATGAAAGCTTTGAAAAAATGGTTCATAAAACAGATTTAAGATTTAATCATCCTGTAAAAGAACTTGTTTGGTCTTTTCAAGATACAAATAGTCTTGTAATAAAAAAAAATGATTATCTTAAAGATTACCAAGCGAAGGGTATTTTTGAATATAATTATTGGAATAGTTTTAACGCCGGAAAAGATCAGTTAATAGGTGCTAATCTTGTGCTTAACGGAAAAGATGTCAGTGAAGAATTACCAGCGTCTTTTTTTAGAAATGTTCAACATTATCAATATCATTCGGGAGTTAGAATGAAATCTATAAAGAATAATAATGATTCTTTAGAAAGACCCAATGATAAAGATATTGATTATACTAATGGAACAGGAATATATTCATATTCATTTGCTTTATCTCCTGAAGATTATCAACCATCAGGATCACTTAACTTTTCAAATCTTGAAATGGCTCAATTGAAATACAGATTAAATAGAAGAGGCTATTCCAAATTACTTGTTCATATTGCTACAGGTGGAGCTAATAATGACTTCGCAGGATATGATAATGTTAACAAACAATTTACAGGAATAAACTCTATCGATAATATTGCTCCTAATGATGGAGATATTGTTTTAGTAAAAAATCAAACTAACACTTCTGAAAATGGTATTTATGTATACACTGCTCCAGCCGGTGCCAATCCATCTACACTCAAACGTCATAGTGATTACGATACAACTGAAGACTTTTTAAAAATTAACCCACTAGTAGTTGATGTAAAAGCTAATAACGTGGCTCAATCTGAAAATGGAGGAAAAAAATTTATAGTGAATATTAGAGAAAATGGGACTCTAGATACTGATGCTATTCAAGTTAACGAACTTAATGAATCTTTTTTTAGATTGGCAAGTAAAAAGTTGACCGTATATGCTGTCAACTATAATATATTTAGAATCATGAGCGGCATGGGTTCATTATTATTTAGTGCTTAAACAATAAGATTTTATTATAATTAAAAAATATCTATTTATAATAAAATGTCTAACTCAAGAATTATTTTACAAGCTGTTGGCGACCAAGATAAATATTTAACTATAGGTGCTAAATCAACATTATTCAAAAATAAACATAAAAGACACACTTTATTCGGTAAAGATTGGAATATTATCAATTCTAACTATAAAAATGTTTCTAATTTTGCATTACCTGGTTCAAAACATTATTTTAGAATAGAAAATAATGGAGATCTTATAAATGATATTTACCTTAGAATCAAAGTGAAAATAAATAAAGCCTGGAAAAGCGAAAATTTTGGAATAAAAGAAACTATATTCGGTATCCTTGATAGAGTTGAATTTATGTGTAATGATAAAATAATAAGTAAAATGTTTTCAGACTACATATTTTCGTATTTTGAACTAAATAATACTGAAAGTGAAAAACAAAATCTTGTAGATATGTTTTCATATGATAGAATTACACAAAGTTTAACAGGCTCGGAAGAAGAGTTATATTTAACAATTCCTATTCCTCTATGGTTTCATAAAAATCCTGGTTCTTCATTTCCTTTATGGGCACTACATAATCCTAATATTGGTATTAACGTATCTATCAAAGATTATAATAATACAAACAGAGAGATATCAGATATTGAAATATTAACAAGTTTTTCCCAATTGTCCCAAGAAGAAAAAGAACAATTTGGAAATAAACCATTAGAATATCTAATTGAAATACCAGAATATTTAGATAAATTTAATCTTGGGACAGGAGCTCTAAGTAAAAAAATATCTGTTACAAAAACTCACTTTGTCAAATATTTTATGTGGAATATTAAAGATGTTAGTGTGAATGATTCTAATCATGATTATCTTAACGATTTGAAAAGTGCTACTCTCTCATTTAATGGAAATCCATTAATAACTAATGCACCTGGAAGTTTTTATAATGAGGTTAATCGTTACATGAAATTTAACTCTTCAGCATCACTTATTGTAGACTCGAATAACAAGATAGATGAAAATAAAATAAACCCTATTTATAATTATTCTTTTTCAATTAATCCATTAGAAAAAAAGTTATCGGGATTCATGACAACTGAAAAATTTAATGATGTTGCTTTTGAACTAGATATTAAAGAAAGTTCAATTACAAATAGACAAGTTAATTTATATCTTGTTAAATATAACATTATCAGGATAAATGATGGTAATTTTAATATTTTGTATAATTAATAATTACTATACTAATTACTTAATTTATTAATAATTAATTAAATAATTAATACGTTTTATTGAAAATAAAATATTTACATATAATATATAAAAAATGGGAGGTGGATTAATGCAACTCGTAGCCTATGGCGCACAAGACATATATCTTACCGGTAATCCTCAGATTACCTTCTTCAAAGTAGTATACCGCAGACACACAAACTTTGCTGTAGAATCAATCGAACAAACTTACAACGGCTCTGCCGCTTCAGGATCAAAAATCTCAGTCACCGTATCAAGAAATGGTGATTTACTTTCATCAGTATGGCTTGCCAACAAACGTGGCGCTGCTGTAACTCCTGCTAATGGCTGGAAAACTATTGACAACGTAGAAGTTGAAGTTGGTGGACAAGTCATCGACAAACAATACGGTCACTGGATGCAAGTATGGACTGATCTTTCACTCGGTGGTGACAAATCAGATCTCTTAGATGATGGTCTCACCGTAGCTGCTGGAGAAGTAGGCACTGACAATGGTGTAAGTTACTTACCACTCCAATTCTGGTTCTGCAGAAACCCCGGTCTCGCTTTACCACTTATTGCTCTTCAATACCACGAAGTCAAACTTAACGTAACCTTCGACACTCTTGATGCTGGTGATTCAGTCTCAGTATGGTGCGATTACGTATTCCTTGACACTGATGAACGCAGACGCTTTGCCCAAGTATCTCATGAATACCTCATCGAACAAGTTCAATTCTCCAACGAACTCTCAGTAAATGGCACAAGCACTCAACACGAACTTCGCTTCAACCACCCTGTAAAAGAACTTGTATGGAATGTCCGCGCCAATGGTGGTGACGACATCACAGTCGACAATGCTCTTCTTCAACTTAACGGCCACGACCGCTTCAAACGCAGAGAAGGTAAATACTTCACTAAAGTCCAAAGATACCAATACCACAGCGGTGCTGAGGATCAAGCAGGAAGTATCCCACACGTATACTCCTTTGCCCTCAAACCCGAAGAACACCAACCAAGTGGAACATGCAATTTCTCAAGAATTGATAACGCCGTTCTTAACATGGCACATGCTAACACTACAGGCAAACTTCGTGTATACGCCGTCAACTACAATGTTCTCCGTATCATGAGTGGTATGGGTGGTCTCGCATACTCTAACTAAATTAATTATTTATATTTTATTTTTGTTAAAAATAGATTTATTTTTAAGAAAAAAAATGTTGTATATATATATAATATAATATGGGAGGCGGATTAATGCAACTCGTAGCCTATGGCGCACAAGACATTTACCTTACAGGTAATCCTCAAATCACATTCTTCAAGGTAGTATACCGCAGACATACTAACTTTGCTGTAGAATCAATCGAACAAACATTCAATGGTTCTGCCGCTGCTGGATCAAAAATCTCAGTCACTGTATCAAGAAATGGTGATTTACTTTCAAGTGTATTCCTTGTAACACAACCAAGTGGAGGTGACACAATTGACTCATCACTTGGTGAACATTTCACTAATATTGATAATGTAGAAGTAGAAGTAGGTGGACAAGTTATCGATAAGCAATACGGTCACTGGATGCAAGTGTGGACTGATCTTTCACATGGAGGCGACAAAGCTTTACTCTTAGACCAAGCTGCTAACGGCAGTGCCACTGAAGGCTCATATGTCCCACTTCAATTCTGGTTCTGCAGAAACCCAGGACTTGCTTTACCATTAATTGCTCTTCAATACCACGAAGTCAAACTTAATGTAACCTTTGCTGCTGGAGCTAAAGGACTTGGTAATGTATCTGTATGGTGCGATTACGTATTCCTTGACACTGATGAACGCAGACGCTTCGCTCAAGTATCTCACGAATACCTCATCGAACAAGTTCAATTCTCAAACGCCCTTTCAGTAAGTGGCACAAGCACACAACACGAACTCCGCTTCAACCACCCTGTAAAAGAACTTGTATGGACTGTCCATGACAATTCAACACCTGTTGACCATGATAATGATGCTAATACTCCTGCTGTCCCTAACGACACTGATATCACTGTCAACACAGCTCTTTTACAACTTAACGGTCACGATCGTTTCAAACGTAGAGAAGGTAAATACTTCACCAAAGTCCAAAGATACCAAACCCATGAAGGTGCTGGTGACGTATGCCGTAGAAAAGCTTTAGACGCCAATGGTAACAAAATGGGAGAAGCCGGTTTTGGTGCTGTCACAGCTCGTGGTGATGACAGTGTACCACATGTATACTCTTTCGCACTTAAACCAGAAGAACACCAACCAAGTGGAACCTGCAACTTTTCAAGAATCGATAACGCCGTTCTCAATCTTGAACATGCCGATGCTACTGGACACCTCCGTGTATACGCTGTTAACTACAATGTTCTCCGTATCATGAGTGGTATGGGTGGTCTCGCATACTCTAACTAAATTAATTATCTATTTTATGTAATTACAAAAGTTTTGTAATTATATTATATAAAATGTTTTCTAGTATAGTTAATCCAAAAACTAATAGAAAAGTAAATCTTAATAGTAAAGAAGGAAAGGAAATTTTAAATAATTATATTAGTATACAATCTGGAGGAAAAGTAGAATGGGATGATTACAATCAAAGATTTATTGCTACAGGAGGAAGATCAACAAGACGACGATCTTTAGCCGAAATAGAATTTTTGGAGTTATTAGGTGTAGAGTATAATGGTCGAGATGGTGTTGTTCAAAATTATTCTAATTTTTGGAGTAATCCTAATGTTAGATATCGTCAATTTGGTTATTGGAATAACAATGATAGATTTACACAAATGAGTCTTAATGATTTTTTACGAACAACTAATATTAATAATCATATCCTTAATTTATTCATTGAAATCATAAGATCAAGATTTATAGACTCAAGGCAACAAGCTAGAAATAGAGAAAGTAGAGTTTTACATGATCATCATCGAATTATACGAGGAATGATTGAAGCATATTGGAACTATGCAATTTATGATATTAGAACAATAAGAGTAAGACAGAGACTTAATCAACTTGATGAAGGTTTTATAAGCAGAGAACTTGCTTCATTGGATTGGAATGAAGCTGTTACTGGTTTAAATTCATCACTTCTTAATTTTCAGATACCTGAGGCATATGAAGATGAAGCTCAAGAGAGGTGGGATGCTGGTCCACATGCTGGTAGAGGAAGAGGACGTGGAAGAAGAAGAGGTAGAAGATAAAAAACAAATTATGAAAGTAAATGTTAGATTAAGTTAATTATATAGGAAATTTAATTAATAATTATATAATGTTAATATATTATATAATTATGGGTGGTGGATTATTACAATTAGTAGCGTATGGTGCACAAGATGTATCATTAACTGGTAACCCACAAATTACTTTTTTTCATACTGTTTTTAGAAGACATACTAATTTTGCTATACAAACTATAGAACAAACATTAGATGGAAGTCTTAAACCTAATGGTAGAATAAGTTTTAATATTTCAAGAGATGGAGATTTATTAAATGATCTTGTATTAAAAACAGAAGGCTCTACATCAGATTCATTTTCATTTTTTGATTATATTGATTGTGAAATAGGTGGTCAATTAATAGACCGTCAATATAATCACTGGATGAATGTATGGTGTGACTTAACACATGATAAAGATAAAACAAAATTATTGAATGATTTAAGAGTTGGATTTAAATTAACATCAACTGTCAATACTATTGATGAAAATCAGCCTGCTCCACCAGAATTAAATAGTATTGCTGTAAATCAAGTTATTAATTATCCCGGAACAATACATACAGGAACAACTGATATAGTTTTACATAGTTCTGGCAAACTTTATTTTGCACGAGCTACACCCGCGCATTATAAAATATCAATGATTGATAACCAAAATAATTATGTAGTCAATGATATTTGGTCAAATAATATTACAAGTGGATCAATAGCAGATCCAAGAAAATTAAAAATACAAGGCAATAGTATTTTTGTATTAGATAGAAACTATGGGTATGGTGATATAGCAAGAATTAATGTTGATCAAAATGGAGATTATGTTTCTCAAGAAAATTTTTGGATGGGTGGTGGTTCAGGAGTAACTTCAGCAAATGCTGGTAGTTTAAAAAATAAAGTTCCTTCTATTACATCGGGAGTAGAAACAGTTGGTTATACTACTAATGGAATTAACGATATGTGCTTTAATCAAAATATGATGCTATTTGCGCTTAATTATTTTAAAACAATTGTTAGAAGATACGATAATAGCGACGGACATTTCTCAGAACAATCATTAAGTCTTTTACCAACACCTACATATGAGATATATCACGCTTTTGCTAACGGAAGTAATGATGGCCCATTAATCACCGCATCGCTAACAAATACGTGGATGTTTGATGCTTTTGATGGACCTAATATTGCCAACCCATTTTTAATTATAACTCAGAGAAATCATTTAGTTAGAAAAATAGATTTAAATACAGGAGTAGTTAGCACAATCGCAGGTCAGCCTGGTGTTTCTGGAAGTGATGATGGACCAGTAGGAACAAACACCATACATGACCCGATGGGGGCAGTAATAAGTCCAGATGGTTCTTATGTTTTAATTACAACCTCGGGTGCTCCTACAGGAAATGGTGGGAGAATCAGAAAAATAGATTTATCAAACAATACTATTACCACATTAGCAACATGCACAAATCCTACAGGGATAGCAATGCATCCTACTCTTAATTATGCCTATATACTTACA